AAAAGTCAGCGTCAGAGCGCCACAGAGTAGAATTTCGAGTGTTTTTCGCTTCCAACCGCCACCACCGCCAAAATAGGCGATACGTAAACCAGCCATAACAATCGACATAATCACTGCGCCCAGCGGTGTGTCTCCACGCCACCAGCTCTGGACCAACTCCAGCCAGGTATTTGGGTTATGAGGCATTTGTAGTTATCTCTCACCTCGCCGATACAAGAGGTGCAAATTGAGGGAGTACCACGAACCGCAAATCAGAAGCGGAAACGTAAAAGAAGCCGAGCCAATGGATAAGAGCTAGATAGACCAAGCCCAACGAATACCAAAGCCCAGAAACGACAAAACCCGCTCGACGGCGGGTTTAAGCTGTGTGGCGAAGTAACCACTCTTAACAGATTACAAGAATTTTTGCGGACCGCGTTAATGATTTTTAATCCCAAAGTCGTATTATTCGTTTTTTACTGTAGGAGTTAACAGGTTTATATTATGTTAGATACACTATCTTTCACTGAACGTGACGAGTTCCAACGAAGAAACATCGCTGAAAATATCATCAAGTTGCTAAAACCAGAGGCAGACATTTCACCACTGGTAATAGACGGCGCATGGGGAACAGGGAAAACAGAATTTAGTATCAAACTGAAAAATCTCATTATTGAGCAAGAAACTGAATCTAAAGTTGTTTATATTGATGCCTTTAAAGGGGATCATGCAGAATCTCCATTACTTCTCATAACCTCTGCAATTGCCAGCATTTTGCCTGAGGAAGAAAAACAACACTTCATTAAGAGATCTCTTCCTGCAATTCGCTTTGGCTTAAAAACGGTACTAAAAGCTGGTGCAGGTTGGTTTTTACGACAGGAGGCTAGTGAAGTTGCCGAAGAATTCCAAGATGCGATGAAGAAAGCAAGCAATGCAGCAATAGATGGGACTATTGAAAATTTGCTTGAAGACCATATGGACTCAGAGAAAAACATAAATTCACTTAAATCCTGCATCGAAAGCATATCAAAAAATCAAAAAATCGTAATTATAATTGATGAATTAGACCGATGTAAGCCGAGTTTTTCAACAAATGTCATTGAAACAATAAAACACATTTTTGACATCAATAATGTCTTTTTTATTTTAGTTACAAACACAGAACAATTAAAAGCATCTATAAATCATATTTATGGTTATAGCATTAACTCACAAAAGTATCTTGACAAGTTTATAAAATATACCATCACGCTTCCAGATACATGTTTGATAAATGGTCACAACGTATGTAAAGCCTCTGTTATATATTGGGATTACCTTGTAGAAAAAACAAGGTTATTGAATAAAATCAATAGATTATCAGGTTACTTTATCCGTGATTTAATTCAACGAACCAACTTATCATTACGTGAAACACAAACATTTTCACGCAATCTTAACATTTTTCAACTGTTAAACGACGATGAGAACAAAAGCAGTGATCCTTTAATAAATATGATCTTTGTCGTAGCTGCCTTCATACATTGCTTTGGTAACAAGGAAAAACTAAAACAAGAAATTACCGCTGAATCTATATCTTATTTAGCAGACCTGCTTAACATAAAAGAAATACCTTATTCTTATGAGAGAAGATCGCAAATCCCTGAAATATCCATTGTATTCTTCGGAATAATTAAAGACAGTATTACTCTTAATGAGCGATTTGCCCCTAAAAGTGATGAAGAACTTAAAAAATTCACAAATGTTTATACTGATTATGAACACATAAATTTTTGGAGTACTACACCCAGAGAGTTATTGATAAAATATATTAATCAAATGTCATTCATCCAGTAAATAATACGCCCCATGCAGGGGCGTATTATTAAACGTCCAAATCTAATGTTAGATCTAGCATGGAAAGGCAGCCATCAATAAATCCTTCGGCTAGCTGTATTTCTATACGTATCAATTTCTCATCTTTTTTACGAGCCTTGGCGAGCTTTCTTTTAGAGATACCGTATAGGTAATGGGCAACAAGAAGCGAATGTTCGTCCGGCCTTTTTTGCTTTAGACGAGCAAGACAACCTTCAATAATTAAGGCATCACTATCCGAACAAGCCAAGCGTTTCTTGCTTGTATAGGGAAGAAGTCCCTTAAACCCAGCGGCTATAGGTGAATAATCAACGCCTGAACTATCACTCGCCGCCCATGCCCCCCAACGCTCCAGAACCATCTGAATATCACGCATCAACTTTCTCCACCAAATCAGGCTAGCACACCAATTGCCAACACACGGTCGATAAAACGAAATATCAGCTCCAGCTGGGAGCCATACTTCTCTTCAAATGCCACGGTATCCGCATGCAGCTCGTCGTGATGCTTTCTGCACAAAGGCAACACAAAGAGGTCATGCGCTTTTGTACTCATTCCCCCCTGACCGTGGCCTATCAGGTGGTGGGGATCATCAGCAGGCTTTCCACAACATGCACACGGCTGTGTCTTAACCCAGCGCGTGTACTTTTCATTAACCCAGCGGCGACGTTTGGGGCGTAACATAAAAGACTCCGGCGACTCCGGCTCCACTTTCAGCGCCAGCACCTTTTTCGCTTTATCCTGCATGATGCTGGTGGCTGGAACCGAAGGCACAAGGTCACTTTCCCGGGTGACAGACGGCACAACAGGCTTAGGTAATCTCAGTGCCTTACGGGCTGCGCTTTCCGGTAAGGCATCCGCCAGATCATTACGAACCAGCCACCAGCACAGTTCCGGCATTGTCACAACGTGACTATCATCAAAACCGAGATCCCGACGCACAACAGACAACACCCAGCGGGCACAGTTATCCGTTGCCATTGATTCCAGCCGTTCCGTGAACTGATCGCGCAGTTGGTTATCGCAGTGCCAGCACAGACGGATTGCGCCAGGCGCGTGTCGCATTGTGGTCATGTTCTCGCTGTGCCAGTTGGAATGAGGCCACTGGCAGCCTTTTTCACGAAGTAACCAGCTTTCAAGACATTCCACGCCACCAGCACGACGGATCACTGCCTCATTGCGGAACACGGCCCGAACGGCAGGATCATCCGCCAGCGGTTGTGATGCCGCCGGAACGGCACCACTGGCGAAAGATGAATAACGCTCCGGCTCAGGCTCCAGCAGGACACGCCCCTGCATAAACAGGGGCATCAGCTCTGAACCTGGCCTGAACAATACGATCCCCATACGCGGGGCAATTTCAGGGGTCAGTAGTGCTCTCACGGTCACCTCAATGAACGGTATCGAGCAGCTTTAACAGCTCAGGGAATCGGGATTCGAAGAAATGCGGCTGCGTCTCGCGCGGATTTGCGGGACTGGTGATGTTCTTGCCGAACATGCAGCCTTTCGCTGTCAGCGACCAGAATTTTTTGATGTTGTTAATCGCGGTACGGCTGTATCGTTCGCGCTGCTCGACGATCCCCAGCTTCACCATCTGGTGATATGCCTGATTAGCCGTCAGGCGTATACCATACTGTTTCAGCAGTGCACTCAGTGACAGTGTCGGGCGACTTGAGCCATCGTGTGCATCAGCAGGAGCATCAATGGCATAGCGCGGTGCCAGATTCGGTAAGCCAACAGCCTCCTGGAGTTTCTGACAGGCACCAAGCACTGAAGAGTTAGACAGGTTTAATTCCCGGCGCATAAAGTCCAGCAGAATCACACCAGCCTGCATCTTGTCAGCAGCCTGTCCGGATAATTTTTCCGATGCGCTGGTTACCATATCGAAAGTACGGATCACCTTCAGATGGAATGACGGGCTGATCCACATTGCATAGGCATACACCAGTTCTTTGCAGACATACGTCCCCTGGTTATTTCCGCCACGAATAACGTTAACTGGCTCTATATTGACCGAGTTACAAATCTGCAACTCGCTTATTAAACGTTCAGTTTGCTCATTGCGGAGCCAGAATGCAGGCTTATGCTTATCCAGAGAACCGGCAGCCCTGTGCAGATCGTTCAGGCTGTAACGCCCATAAGCATCACGACGAACTTCAATACCATCAATGACCATCAGATTATTCATACTTCGTTTCTCCTCTTGATCAGGCGGCTGCACCCGCCGTTTTCTCGTACTTACTGATAGTGATCTCGACCTTCCCTTCCGGGATAACCGGTCCCCACTCCACCAGCATTCTTTTCACCTGGCTGTCGTCTTCCCACACACCCGCGTGGGTCAGGGCGTCAAACAGCGCCTTGTTATAGTTGTCCAGATCGCGGATCCGGTTATCTGGAGGAAACAACACGATCGCCACTGAAGCAGGTGCCGACGTTGGTTTCGGCAGGCGACGTAAGTGCTCAACTATTGCTGCGCACGCCGCGCTCTGGAATTTGCGCCCCGCCGCGCTTATCAGGCTCTTACCAGCAAACGCCCCTTTGTTGGGGTGTCGCCAGTACGTGTTCACGCTGGGCGGAAAAGGCAGGATCAGCTTCATACTTTCAGGCCCCTCTCATGTAACCAGTGGGCTGCACGCAGCCTGGCGTTTTCCTCACCGGCAAGCAGTGAGCGGATAATCCCGACCGCCTCGCTGTCGTCGTCCTTCACCGCGGTATGAAGCGTTATCCCCCGTGCCACGCCACGCTTTATCGTGATGACGCCTTTTTTCTCCAGTGCGCGAAGATGCTCCACCGCTGCATTCACTGAACGGTATCCCAGCATGGTAGCCACCTCCTGATTGGTTGGCGGGAAGCCACGTTCTTTCTGATAAGAAATCAGCATATCCAGCACCTGCTGCTGGCATTGAGTTAACGTCGTCATGCCGCCATCTCCCTGACCAGTTTTTCTGCCTGCTGGCGAACCTGCGCCAGAAAGGCCTCACCACATGCCTCAAGTTCATCGCGCCCGATGTAGCTGATTGCCGGTCCCTTCCAGGTCTTGTCGAAAACAGCAATAGCACCAGCGAAGAAAGCGCCTGTCGGCACCTGCTTCTCATCCTTCGGGATAAACCAGGCAGGCAGTTCAAAACCAATACGCCCGCGAATAAAAGCAATATGATCTGCATCTTCCGGCCACCACACTTCGCTGGTGGCAGCTTTGATCAGGAAAACATAGCGCCCGCCTTTATCACGCATGGCACTGGCATGTTTCATGATGTAACGCATGCCGGTGATGTATTGCCCCTCATGCTGACTGGCGCGGCTGTATGGGGGATTACCAAAGGCAGCACCTTTAAGCTCCGCAAGACGTTCTGACCAGTCATGCGCCAGCGCGTTGTCTTCCGCCGTGTAATACGCGGTACATTTGGCGTTATCACCGTCAGTAAACAGATCCAGGACAAACAGGCCAAACAGGGTGTTAATTCCCCAGAAAATGTTATCCGGCGTGCGCCACTGATCGCCCACTTCCTTCAGTTCATGGGCTGGTTTGTTCCGCAGTTCCACCAGCGCCTGGCAATATTTATTACTCATTAAGCCCCCACGTAATTCCCTGAGAGATACCACTCTTCACCTGATGCAGCCCGCTTACTGTTTTTCCGTAAACACCGTTCACGACGCGCCAGAAAATTGTTTCGTTCTGGCTGGGAGTGGCTTTCACGGAATGCCGCCATCCACACCGTTGCAGCACGACGGTATAAGCCCCTGGACTCCAGTTCTTCCGCCTGGCGGGTCAGGCACAAAATCACCCGGGGATCGTTAGTGCCGACATAGAAATTGCGCACAGGTCTGGTTTCACGAACTGGTTGTTTACGACAACTGGTTGGGGTTCCGACTCCTGCGCTCTCTCAGTCAGGCGCGGGAAATGTCTGCGTGTATCTCCTTCACAACGGTGAGCCACACGCCCACTCTGACGTAACTTGCTTGCAGACTGCAGAACGCGCTGCCGTGAGTAACCTGCAAAAGCATCCGCAATGTCTCCGGAAGTACACCCCGGATGGGCTTCAATGAATTTCTGAACGTCATTTAACAGACTCATGATCACCCCCTGAATCCTGCCGGGATCTGGCTGTAGTCCACGTTGTCGTAACTGGATTTGAAGTACGGGTCTTCGCGTTTTTCGGTGTACGTGCTGACGGACGGTGATAAGCGCAGGGAAAGCTCATCCCATTTTTCCCGCAACTTCGACGGGCTGAGCACGTTACGGCACCAGAACGGATCGCGGCTGACGCGGCTGTACATCTCGCAGATTTGTTTGTGAGTACGACCATCCTGCACACACATCAGGCGAATTTCGTTTGCCCAGGCTGTCCAGTTCGGTTCTTTGGGACGAACCACCTCGCCGTCACATTCGGCGGCTTGCTCGTACAGGGCGATGATTTTTTTCCAGAGCCACTGTGCGCAGGTCAAATCATCCTGCGTTCCCCACTGGCGCTTTTTAGGGCTGAATACAACCGCATCAGGATGGCGAGTTAAAAAATCCTGTTCAGCCGTCTGCGTGTCCGGTTGCGAAGCGTCCGGACGAGAAGGTTTTTTATCTGACGGATCATGTTTTGATTTTACTGACGGATCCCCGCCAGATTCTGACGGGTGAAAACCCGCTTTTTTGCCAGATTTCGACGCATCAAATTTTGACGGGTCAGATTTTGATGCGTCAGATTTTGACGGGTCAGAATCTGACAGTTGAGAAAATGCCGCTGCCTGAAGCTTCGCAACGTTAAGCTGATAAACATTCGACGCATTGCGGTTACCCTGGCGACGCGCCTTACGCGTTAACCAGCCTTCTGCTTCCAGCCGTGCGATAGCCGTTCTGACGGTACTCATCCCCGCGCCAATCTGACGGGCAATGGTTTCAATTGATGGCCAGCACACACCTTCGTCATTACTGAAATCAGCCAGGCGGGCCATAATTGCCACGCTGGATAATTTCATGCCTGACGCTGCGCAACCATCCCATACATAGCCGGTTAATTTAGTGCTCATGACCGACCTCTATTTCCCTGAATTTACGACGAAACTGTTCGAGCGGGCTGAAGCACTCATGCTCATAGCCTTCACGGAGGTAGATAACCCGTTGTGTTTCCGGCTCCCAACGAATGACTCTGACGGGCACTCCGTAGTGATCTTTGAACCAGCGGTTAACTTGTCGCAAAGGACTGTCTCCTTCTGCCGGTTGAAATCCCCCACAGCCCACTCTGCAAAGCTGTGGGTTACAATTTCCCTGTCACCTGGTACATTTACTGCATAGCAATACTCCACCTTCGCTTTTCCACCCGGTACAGGAAGCGCAATCAGTTGCGAGCGACGGTAGTGTGTTGTTAAACTGTTCATGCGTTAGTTTCTCCACAACCAGAAGCAATCGACGCCACGACGCCCGGAGCTGCACACTCGCGGGCGTCATTACTTTCTGAAACGCAAAAAATTTTGTAGACAAGTGCTGCATGCTCCTGCAGCTTCGAAATTGAGAGGTACAGCTCGTCGTTAATTGCTGTCTTCTCATGCGGTTCCACTACACCGTCTTCGATTGCCGAACGAATCTGTTTTGAATAACTGCCGATCTGTTCAATGACTTCCAGTAAACGCTGGTTAATATCGGCATTGTCCACATCCTCGACGTCAGGAAGAGACACAAAGACGCCATTTGCAGACTGCGCCACAGCGTCAGCAATGAAGTGAGTGCCACCAGCACGTTGTAAAATCATTGCCCATCCCAGCGGGAAAATCTGATCGCCATCGGCACGAAGGCGGTTAAATAATGCGTTCTCTGTTACATCCAGCCACTCAGCAGCTTCAGCGTAACCCCCCGGCAACGCTGCGATAGTTTTTCTGACAGCTTTCACGTACCACTCAGGCTGTTTTTCTACTTTCCAGTGATACTTACCCACGGTTAGCCTCATCGTTCTGTGGTTAAAAATTGAAGGTGTTCTGTTAATCTTTCGGATAGATATCCGGTCTTAAGTCAGATTTCGTAATTGCACCTGACGTGCATTGCTCAAGTTTTTTCGCCAGCACAAAACTGGCTTTTTTATAACCATTGAAAACCAGCCGTAAGTAGCCAGGTGTTGAGCCAACTTTTCCGGCCAACTCGCCCTGCTGTTCTTTGGTTAAAGAGTCCCAATACGCTTTCATACAATATGTACCTCCGGTATACATATTACATGATTGAAATGAACCTTCAAGATACTTGTACCTTATCGGTACAAAGGTTTTAATTTCGTTATGAAAACAATCCATGACATCCGGCGGTCTAACGCCAGAAAACTGAGAGATGGTGTTGGCGGAAATTCATCCTTTGCCACCATGATTGATCGCGAGCCAACCCAAACCAGCAGGTTTATGGGGGATGGCGCTACTAAAAATATCGGTGACAGCATGGCACGCCACATCGAAAAATGTTTCGACCTGCCTGTCGGATGGCTTGATCAAGAACACCAGACAACGAACATCACAAAAAAACCTGATGTTTCAATCACTAACAAACAAATAACGTTAGTCCCTGTCATATCATGGGTACAGGCCGGAGCATGGAAAGAAGTTGGCTATTCTGAGGTTGATTTGAGCACAGCAGAAACGTATCCCTGCCCTGTACCCTGTGGCGAAATGACTTATATCTTGCGGGTGATTGGTGATTCAATGATTGATGAGTACCGCCCTGGAGACATGATTTTTGTTGATCCCGAAGTCCCTGCCTGCCACGGTGACGACGTTATTGCATTGATGCACGATACAGGCGAAACCACCTTCAAGCGATTGATAGAAGATGGAACACAGCGTTATCTCAAAGCATTAAACCCAAACTGGCCTGAGCCTTACATTAAGATTAACGGTAATTGCTCTATAATTGGTACAGTGATTTTCTCGGGAAAACCAAGAAGATACACAATAAAGGCCTAATCAATATTTATGAACCTGCTTCGGCAGGTTTTTTTATACTTGACAATGTACCCATGAGATACATAATGTATCCAAAAGAAACATGAGGCAGGCAAGATTCAAACAAAATTTGGTTGTAACACGGCGTATGGCACATGCGTCGTTAGCGGTCTGGGGACGTTAAAGGGGACAATCCACTTCTTGCTCGGGCAAACAAACCAGGTAGCCGGAATGTGCAAGTCAATGATGATGCAGATAAGACGCCTAACCAGCGTGGCGATTCGGTTTGACGCCTGGGAAGAGACCAGGGTGCAACGATGAGGGCATTTATGGAGCCGCGACAAAGTGTGGTGCCGTAACTGGCTAAGTGCTCTCAGCGTTGTGGTAATCCGCGAAATGGCGCGGCGGTAAGTATGGCGGGGTTACTCTTTCCCCGTTGAGGACACCGGATTGTCAGGTTGACCATACGCCTGAGTGACAACCCCACCACAACAGCCACTGCTTTGGCGGTACCAGTTTGTACCCTTGCTTCCGGCTGGGACCGCTCTTTTTACAAAACAGAGAAGAGCATCACCGGACGACGGGCTCATAACCCAATCCATCCGGGCGGCTGCCACCGCAGGTGTTCTTCTCCGTTTTGTGGAGAAACCAACCGACCTTGCAGGGTCGATATGATGAGGAGCAGCAAAATGGCTAAAGAACGCAGGACCGATGTGATCG